AAAACATCAACAGCACCGCGCATACAGAACAGATATTTCTTGCCAGCGATAACAATAGACCTATTGAAGGTATTGCACGCGTTCCAATCTTACGCACAGGCGATTATATCGAGCGCAAGCCCGGTGAATTTTGGAAAATCACAGCAATGTTTGAGGACTGGTCTAATGTTGGCTGGGCTAACTGTGAAGTAACTTTGCAAGTGCCGCCGTATCCCGACTTTACCAATCAGCCTGACGACGAAGGAAACAACCTTACAAGCGTCGGAAGAAAGGCGGTGAAGTAATTGGAGCATGGAGAAATTAACGTAGCTGTAGAAGCCTATTTGCGGGCTTATATGCAACCGCCGTTAACTGCTGAACAAATTTATTTAGGGCAGCAGAACAACTCGGCACTGCCAAAGACACGAGAACACGTGGTATTTTTTCTTGACAGTACCCGCCGAATCGGTACGAATGTCGGGGAACAGATTGTAACGGAAGCAGGCACAACGGAAACACGTTCTTACCGTGAATATGTCGTTAACGTCGATTTTTGTGACGCCGATTATCAACGAGCATTGCAGCGGGCTGAATATTTTGAAACGCTGGGGCGTTCTGATATTGCGGTTGACTTTTTCAAAAAGAAATACAATATAGCTTTATTGTACTGCGAAAATATGCAGTTTTTACCATACACTGACGACACAAATCAATATATCAACAGATACCGCTTGCCGCTTCATTTAGCGTTTTGGACGGTATACGAATACCAGACAGAATACTTTGATAAAATCGCGATAACGCGGCTGGAAAATGTTGATGTACATCATAAACCAGAAAAAGGGGGTTTATAAAAAATGGCAATACCTATTTCAAAAATCGTTGAAATTAACCCGCGCGTTATTAAAGCGGGTAGCCAAGAGCTTGAAATTGCTGGATTGTATTTAAGCGAAAACGAATTAACACCATTCCCGACACTTAAAGCATATGCAAGCAAAGATGCTGTAGGCGAATACTACGGGCTGGACAGCGTAGAATATCTTGCGGCTAGTCATTACTTCCAGTCTTACGATAACAGTGTTAAAAAGCCTAATATTCTTTATTTTGCAAAACGGGTATCTGAGGCAATCGCAGGAAAGCTGTTCGGCGCAGAAGCGTTATCACTGACCAGCCTTAAAAAAATCACTGCTGGCGGCTTTACTATCTCCGTAGACGGCAGCCCTATCACTGTTACCGGATTAGATTTTAGCGCAGCTTCAACGCCAAGCGACGTAGCCGCAGCAATCGCTGCTAAAGTCACTGGAACAACCGTTGTTTATAACAGCAACAGTGAAAGCTTTACCATTACCAGTGAAACAACAGGCGCAGATAGCGCAGTATCAGTAGCGAAAGACGGCTTAACTATTGAAGCCCTCGGCACTGATACCGCAACAGCGTTAGGCTTGACCGCCGCAAGCGGCGCGCTAGTATCCGACGGCAGCAACGCCTTGACGCCTGCGGCTAATATGCAATCTGTTGTAAATCAATCAACTAACTGGGTAAGCTTTACCACGTTGAAAGAAGCTACAGACGTAGAAATCCAGCAATTCGCTGAATGGAACAATAATACTCCGATTGAATTCCTGTACGTTCCGTGGCAATCTTCTAACGCCCTGAAAACCAGCGGAGAGGGAACACTTGTAACCACGCTGAAAGAAGCGAACTACGAAGGATTTTGTATGAACTATGCGCCTGACGTATACACTGCTACGCTTGTCATGGCTACAGCAGCTTCTATTGACTGGAACAGGGCGAACAGTGTTGTAAGTTATGCGTTCCGTAAGCAAACAGGACTTGCGGCGTCTGTAACGGACGACGACAGCGCAACAGCGTTGCTGGCTAACAACGTTAACTTCTATGGACGTTACGCCGCCCGCAGCACTGATTTTTCGTTCTATTATGACGCAAAAATGTTTAGCGGCAACTACGGATTCGTTGATACGTATATCAACATGATATGGCTTAAAAATGTTATGCAAATCTCACTTGCAAACGGCTTGACGTCAATCGGTAGGACACCTTATAACGAGATTGGGTACACGCAAATTCGTGCATGGCTGAACGACCCAATTACTAGGGCGTTGAATAACGGCGTTATTGATACGGGTATCAAATTAAGTGAAAGCCAAAAAGCGCAGCTTTATGCGGAAGCAGGGGAAGATATCTCTACAGAGCTTTACACCAATGGCTATTATATCCAAGTGTTAGACCCCGGCGCAGCAGCAAGGGTTAACCGTGATAGCCCGATTATAAACGTTTGGTATACATATGGCGGCAGCGTTAACAGATTAGTCGTTCCGCTGACCGTAGTGTTATAAAAAAGGGGGTGTGCTATAAATGGATATTACATCAGCAAATGCAAAATGTTTCTTAACGATTGAAGAACTGTTCCCTGCAGGTGTTCTGTTGCAAAACTACGCTACCGACCAAGCTGTAGACCAAGACGAGCGACAAATCAGTATCGTTCGTATGGGCGTTGACGGACATATGGCGGCAGGCTGGACACCGCAACCGCATATTATACACTTTACCTTTGAAGCAAATAGCCCGTCTTTAACTTATATCAGGGCGTTGGCTAAATACATGGAAACACAGAAAAAAATCGTTCGGCTAGGTTTAGCAATAAACATTCCGAGCATTTCAACTTCGTTCATGTTCTCGAATGGCGTATTAACTAACGCTAAAGACTTCCCAGCACTTAAACAGGTGCTTGACCCCGTTACAGCAGCGTTTGCTTTTGAAACGAGAAGCTAATATAATATAGTTAACTAATAGGCGATATTCACAGTATCGCCTATTCTTATAAAAGGAGTGAGCAAAAAATGGCTAGAAAAGAAATCATATTTACGCTACAAGATGCAGAAAGAACGCTAAAATTTAAGGCGCGACAAATGCCAGCCACAAAACTAGAGATGTTTATTATTAAACTTGCAGCCGTGGCACTTCATGGCGGTATTGCAAACTCGTTCAATGGACTGCCGGAAGGGAAAGGCATTTCCGATATTAACTGGCGTGATGTTAACATTGATGAAGTTTTTAAATCTTTAGGAAATGTTAACGTGGAAGAAGTCGCCGAGCTAGGCAACGAGCTGCTTAAATGCTGTTCGCTAATTACTTCCGACGGTGTAGAGCAAGAATTAATGCCGGAAACAATAGACGCAGTTATTGAGGAAGTAGGTAGCCTATGGACGCTGAAAAAGAAAGCCTTTGAGGTGAATTTTTCTAGTTTTCGAAAAGGCGGCAAGTTAAACGAAACGCCCGACTTGTCGCCGAGCAGCAGCGGTATTCATTTCTCGAAAAAACAGTAAATGTCACGCCCTCTGTTGCTAACGTAGTTGCTGCAAGACTTGCCACACTGCATGAACTTCAAACAATTTACAGTTATGATGACTTATTAGATATGTGCGAGATTTTGGCTAACAAAAATACTAATAATTTTTTATTAGCTGAATATATGAGAAAAAACACGAAAGGGGGTTAAAAAATGGCTACAGTTATTGACAGTTTTATGATAACTCTAGGGCTAGACCCCACAGACTTTAACAAAGGAATAGACGAAGCCGACAAAAAAACAGAAAGCTTTGCTTCAAAGCTAACGAAAAAAGGAACAGCAGCCGCCGCCGCTTTCCTTTCGTTTGGTACAATTATAGCGCAAGTTAAAAGTCTTGCCGCAGAAGCTGACGCCGTCGGTAAAGTTGCAGACCGTATAGGCGCAAATGCGCCGGATTTATACGCATGGGGCAACGCGGCAGAACTATCAGGCGGCAGCGTCAGGGGATTGTTTAACAGCGTCGAAGGACTTAATAAACAGTTAGCCCGTATCGCTGTTACAGGTAAAAGCCGTATACTGCCATTCTTCGAGCAACTGGGCGTTGCAGTAGTAGACGACAGCGGAAAAGTCCGCAATGTATTTGACGTTTTGCGAGATTTAGCCGGAGCTGTTGAAGGTATGAGCAAGCTTGAAAGTCAAGGTATCCTTTCATCTTTACAGCTTGACGAGGGTACGATAGGACTTCTGCAAGGCGGTAGGCAAGCTTTAGACGACCTTATAAAACGTCAAAAGGATTTAGGATATTTCACGAAAGAGGATACGGTTATAGCTGCAAAATTTAACGACAGCATTACAGAATTAAGCCGTTCTTTCACATTCGTTTTTCTGCCGATTCTGCGTTTTGCTGCTCCCGCGTTAACTCAATTTGCCCTAGCGTTAACGGATGTATTCGCCTATATGCAGAAGCATGGCGATATATTAACAATGGCGTTATACGCTATTGTAGCCGTTGTTACGGGCTTATTACTGCCTGCCCTATGGAGTTTATTCACCGCCATACTAGCTAATCCTATAACGTGGGTTATAATGCTTATAGCAGCGTTTCTATTAGTCCTAGAAGATTTATGGGTATACGCCAACGGCGGCAAGAGTGCCTTTGATGATTTATGGAAAATGTTAGGAACAGGTGATGAAGTCCTTGCGGCACTACAAACGGCGTGGGATTACTTGAAACAGGCAGCCCAAATAGCATGGGAGATATTGAAACAAATCCTATTATTCTGCCTAATGGGCTTTTATAAAATCGTAACAGCAATGGCGTTACTTGTTACAGCAGGCGGCGCAGCGTTCAAAGCCATTGCAGGGTTTATTAACGACTACCTGATATCCCCGCTTAAATCAGCGTGGGAATGGATAGGGAAGATTTTAGACAAAATTCCTTCATTGAGCAGCATAAAAGCTACCATTTCTGAACGGTGGGAACAAGCTAATACTCCGATACCGTCGTTGCAGGCTATTGCAGCAGGCGGCGGGGGTAGCAATACCAATCAAGAAATCAATGTAGGCAAAATTGATATCCATACCGCAGCAACGGACGCAAGCGGCATAGCTGCCGACATGGGTGGAGCAATCAGCGAGAAATCCGGGCTATTCTTTACGAATGCAAGCGGCATTAAATAAGGGGGCGTAAACATGGCTAAATTATGGAATTGGAGCGGTAAAGAATGGCAGAATTGGTTACTTGCCAACAGCGCAGGTACAGCACTAGCCACATTTACGACCTATCTAGGCAGCACTGTAAAAGCGGAAGCTAATATCACATACGACTACCTAGAACAAGGTAGCTTTGCTGCCTACAATAAAACTACTGCCCCTATGGATATCACAGTAACGCTTGCTAAAGACGGAACGCCGGGAGAACTTCAACAGGCTGTAGCGGTGCTGGAACGTCTGCGGACAACAACGGAATTAATATCATTTGTAACCCCGCTTAAAGAACACCAAAACATGACGCTAGACAAATATGATTATGCTTTTAACGAGGGGCAGGCATTAACGACCCTTGTAGTAAACATTCATCTTGTCGAGATTCGGCAGCAGAAAAGCCAGTATACAAATGTTGATGTGCAGCCAATAACATTAGACGACGCCGCCAGCGCGTCAGACGCTTCAACCGTAGACAAGGGCAACACTAATCCTAGCGACGGGGACGATTCCGAAAACAGTAGTGTAGCATACGATATAAAAAAGGTTTTGGGATTGTAGGGGGACATTATGACTTATAAAACGATACCATTAAACGCTATACCTAATCAGCAATTCACGGTAACGCTTGACGGTCAAATCTGCCAAATTCGCTTATACTGGCGTTATGACAACCTATATTGTGATTTAAGCGTACAGGATGAAGTCATAAGTACACGCGCGCTCTGTGTAACTAATGAGAATATCTAACAGCAGCCTAAAATGAAATTCAGCGGAAATCTGCTATATGTGGACAAAGAAGGACACGGAGTGCAGCCGGACTATAAAGAGCTAGGAACACGTTTTGTCTTGTGCTTCGTGCCGGAAAGCGAGATGTAGCATGAGTTTTTCAATAAAAGCCCTTAGAGCGACTATAACGCTTCGTAGCGGGACTTTTCCGAATACGAATAGCAATACTATCATTATCGAAAATCACCGCATTAAAGCGACGATATCGAAGCCGGGCGGCGAGGACAAGAACACTTTAACCGCCAGTATATACGGTTTACCTTTAAGTGTAATGGAAACAGCAAGCACGTTAGCATTTTATCCACAGCAGTCAGAAAAGAACTTTATTCGTCTTGAAGCTGGCGACGATACTGGTATAGTCGGGACAGTCTTTGAAGGTGAGTTTACACTGGCAGCCGCTAACTTTAGCGGTGCGCCGGAGATATCTTTTGATATCAAAGCAGCGGCGGGTATTTATCCTGCACTACTGGCAACGCCGCCAATCGCTGTACAAGGCACTACCGACGCCGCGAAACTGTTCGAGCAATTTGCGACAGAAGCGGGATATACTTTTATCAATGAGGGCGTTTCGGCAAGCGTTAGAAACACAACCTTTACGGGCAGTCCAATCGAAAAAATGCACAAGCTAGCAAAGCAACTAGGCATTGACTTGTATATTGACGATAGTAAAGTAGTGATAACTCCGAAAAACGGAGCGCGCAGCGGTAATGCTGTGTTGATAAAGGTAGGAACTGGTTTAATTGGCTACCCGTCTTTCACGCAGGACGGCATAGAGTTTAAATGCGAATTTGACCCTACTATAACACTAGGCGGTTTAGTAAAGCTGGAAAGCGTTGTTCCGCGAGCTACAGGCGTATGGAAAGTTACAAGCTTGACGCATAATCTAGAATGTTTTAATTCACTGGCAGCGGGAGCGTGGGACAGCGTAGTCAAAGCCGTTTACGTACAGGAGAACTGATATGGATACTTTGAAAAAATCTCAAATAGTTTCGCCAACGGTTGAAAGCACTCGTTCACCTTTTACGGGAAATAGTCAGGGTAACGAAATGGCGTATTTTATCGAAAACTTTTTGAATGGCAGGGTAAATACGGCGTTGCCGTGCAAAGTCCAAGCTGTTTACAGCGACGGAATAAGCCCCACAGGGCGCGTTGATGTACTGCCCTTAATAGTTGCCCTAGATGCCAAAAACAACGCCATAAATCCAGCCCCGCTTTATAATTTACCCTATTGCAGAATACAGGGCGGCGCAGCGGCATTAGTTTGCGACCCTGTACCGGGTGATATTGGACTTGCGGTATTCTGTCAGCGGGACGTATCCAACGTTGTTAACGGGACGGCTGAACCAGTCCAGCCCGGAAGCTTCCGAAACTTTGATATTTCAGACGGCTTTTTTATTGGTGGATTTTTAAACCAGCAGCCGACCTGCTACATTCAGATTCTACCTGACGGCAATGTTATCGTCACAGCCCCGCAGCACGTCACAGTTAACACCAGTCAGACGACCATTAACAGTAACACTACCATAAATGGCAATCTGACCGTTACAGGTAACACAACCGTGCAGCAGCGGCTTGATGTTATCGACAATGCGACAATCAAAGGTATTAGCTTTGCCGACCACGTTCACGGAAATGTTGAAAGCGGCAATAGTAATACTGGCACACCTAAATAAAGCAAAACATCAAAAATGGGTAAATTTGATATCTCAAAAAAAGAGATAGCAAAAAACGCTGTTTTTGACATTTAAACTACATAAATAATTTAGCGATAAAATACCGTATTTTACCGCATTTATACCAGCAAATTTAGCATACAAACTAAGAGAGGTTTTGAAATGGAAAACGGGAAAATTAAGTGCAATCTATGCAATGAAGAATATTCAGCGGACGCCTGCAAAAGCTTTACTTACGGGCGGCTTGACGTAAATATTTGCCCAACCTGTCTAGTTTGGTCAAGTCACGAATGGGCAGTTATGGCGAGAAAAACGCTGCGACAAAAGAAAAGTAGGCGTTGATATGGAAGCGATATTTATGGGTGCGATAACGTGGGCTATCATTGGTATTTGCTATATGATTTATCCTGAATTTTAAGGAAGTGATAAAATGTTTAATAGAAGATTACTTCAAGCCACATCAGGGGGGGGTATTCCTATTCCCGTTGATGTTCCTACCGCTTGTTTTGTTCCGTCACGAAATCAATATAACGCTCAAAATCAAGTGGAATATATGCCGATATTTACCATTCCCGAAAATGTGACGCGATTAGGGTTATACTGGTATCCGCGTAGTACAATGAATGCCACATATAGCCGACTATTTCGGCAAGTTGTTGCCGTGGCAGCAGGACAGCAATATAGAGTTGATTACTTTAATTGGGCTGACCTTCCTGGTAACGCACGCGGGACATTACGGCTAACCAATGTAAATAACGGAAAGTATTTAGATACAGCGAACGGATTAGTTTATTTTAATAATGATATTCTTCGAGCTGCCGTTAGTTCTGGTTTATTTATGTTTCCCTGCAACGTATTGTATTGCGGATATAATAGAAACATTGAAAAGTTGCCTATAACAGCAAGTATAGCGTGATAGGAGGATAACTATGTTCAACAGGCGTTTATTAATAGATTCGGGGGGAGGAGCAGCAAACTTATTCTGTGCTTGAAATCCATGTAGACACGCCCGACGGCGATCACGTTCGGTCAGCAAGAGTGGAGCTGACTTACAACGGTGAAAGCAATTTAGCTAATACTGATAATAAAGGAATAGCCGTTTTCTATGGAGTGCCGACAGGAACAGAAATATCTTATACGATAACGGCGGCAGGATATAATGCGGCTACAGGGAAATGGATTATTCCCACCGACGTCGAATATGAAACAGAGTATGTTGTTTTATCCCCCCTCGTTAACTATGATTTTAAATTAACTATAGGGCAAAACTACGACGTCGAAATGGGTTTTTATCAATCGGGATTTTTTAAAAATGATTTTGGCGGGATAAGCCCGGCTCAATTTATGCAGCACACAATAGAAAAAGTTGGAATAGACGCGATAATGGATACAACGACAGGTATGTATATGACAAACACGTTAACAGTAGAGTTAACAGGAGATACCCAGAGTTCTATAAGTCAAATAACAATCTATGTGGCTGATTCTATGTATACGCTTAATACCGTTATTTATAATGGTGGTGTTACCTATTATTCCCTCGAAATGCCTGAGGATACTACGGTAATAGATTACTTTGACAGAAGGAACGGGCAAACAGTAGATATTCAATTAATACAGGAGTTAATGTTCTTAAAATCGAAACAGAAGACAACCATATAAATAACTTTGTTGATCCGCGCCTGCCAATATACGTAGGTGTAACGCCAGGTAAAACTTATAATATAGGCTGGGCATACGTATCCGAAGGCGTAACTCCTGAACCGGAATTCTTTGATGTATGGGTGCAGCGTCGTAATAGTAGTGATTATAAAACATGGGTTAGTTCAAGCGCTGGAGATGCTCCCGAAGGAGCAGGATTTACCTATGTAGATATAATAATGTCGTATTCAGCTAGTATAAATAACATTACGCCGAGTGTAACTGACTATTAATATTAAGGGTGTGATAAAATGTTTAACCGCAGGTTATTGTTATCAGATTCGGGGGGGGAAATACCAACTTACGCAAGCCTTGAATTTCATGTAGAAAACAGCAGCGGCAGCCCTATTCGTTCAGCACGGGTAGAAGTAAATTATAACGGAGAAACGAATATAGCGACCACGGATAACAAAGGCGTGGCGTATTTTGAAGTGCAAACGAACATATTAATTTCCTATACGGTTACTAGTGCTGGTTATAACGCAAAAACAGGTACATTAACGGTTGAAACGGGTACGGCTTACAAAGTTGAATATGTTACTTTAACTACCCCCCTACCGTCGCAAGATACTGACTTATGGTACAGTGGCGACCCCGGTTATTATGGCACTGTTAAAATAACTATTCCTGACGGTGTTAAGGTGCTTTTTGTTGGGGCAACAATAGAAGGTGGAGAACTCGGCGAACCTTGTTATGCGCGAATGGAAAGTACAACTAAAACATGGTTTAATATAGGCGGCGAGGATAGGATATCAGTGGAACGATTAATAGGAGTAACGCCCAACAAAACATATTCAGTTCTAATTGATTATGACAGCGAATTGGGCGGAATATACGGCTTTGCTTTTATTAGATATTCCCAGAGAATAAACAATTTAAAGCCAACAATAACAGACTATTAAAGGTGAATTGACATGAATAAAGCAGAAAAGGCGAAAGCCTACCGTGAGGAATTGAAAGCGGAAGGATACTGCCCAAGATGTTATAAACGCAAAGCAGTAGCAGGCAAGCTACATTGTAAAGAGTGCGAAAAGTATTATTATGCCTACTATCACGCACACAAGGCGCAGCGGCTTGAATATGCAAAGCAGCGGCGGGAAAAACTCAAAGCTGCCGGGCTATGCACTCAATGCGGGAAAAGGCAGCAGGAAAAAGGGCTTCTGTGCATAGAATGTTATAAAAAACTACCCCATTAATACCAGTAAGCAGGGCAAAAGCCCTGCTTTTTTATTTTGCAATTTTCAAAAAAAACACTTGACAACAGAACGAGGGGGGCTACAATATAAGCAAGAGGTAAGGAAAAACAAAAATAAAGGGGCAGTATTATGAAAAAATTAAAATGGCAAAGAAAATAGCTAAAAAGTGCGCTTACGTGGTTGGATATCAAGCGGTAGAATGGGGAGAAAAAATCGACAACAAAAAATGGATTGCTATTTAAAAAAGAAAGTAGGCAGGTGATAAAGTGAAGTTTGAAAAACCAACACTGAAAGAATGGAACGCTGCCGAGAAATTAGCTGACCCGGTAGCGTTTAAAGCATGGGTCAAAAGGCTGGTACGCAGGGACAAGAGGTATTTAAAAGAAGTTGCAGCAGAAATGAATATCAATGAAACAGGATTGCACGACCGTTTTAAAAGAGGTTTTGTCAACATTAACGATTTAATAAAGCTGCTGGATAGCCTAGATATGGATTTAATCATCAGAGATAGAAGGTATAACAGATGAAAAACTTGAAAGCGTACAAAGTTATGTGACATATCAAAGGAGTTGAAGTTGTGAGTTTTTATTATATTGAAATCGAAACAAAAGGGTATTACATGGGCGAAATAGTTAAACAAAACAGCAAGCTTAAACCGCGGTGTTGCTTATTGATAGGAAAATGTTGTAAATATAGCAGTGGTATAGAAGCTGCAAAAGCAGCCGAGGAAATAATCACGAAATGCCGAATACCAAAAGACTATATATCGATCAGAAAAGTTATTGACCAAACATCTAGCGGCAATAATTTTAAATCTTTTTTTGATAACCAATTTAAACAATCCTACCGAGAGCAGATAAAAGCAGAGAACAGAGCTTTAAAAATAATTCAAAACATTAATCAAATAAGAAGCATAACTAACGTTACAGAAACGCGAAACTTGAAAAATAACGTGATAAAAGTTATTATTAGATTAACGAATGGTGAAAAAATCATCGTAGATAATCCGAGCAAACTTTTGCAAAACAAAATAAATGAAATATTTAAAGGTGATAACATGGAAAATTCTAATCAGATTGAAGCCCCGGTAAAATTCGGAATTTTAGAAGAAGAAAAAGTTTCCCGCAAATTTTACCCCGTAAAAAATGCCCCTGCCGATACAGTGCTGCCGAAAAGGAAAACAGCAAAAAGCGCAGGTTATGACTTCGTGCTACCCTGTGATGTGCGCTTAAATCCCCGCAGCGTATCGGCTATTATTCCAACAAACGTTAAAGCGTCTATGCCTGATGATGAAGTCTTAATGCTATATATTCGCAGCTCAATAGGCATTAAACAGCATGTAACACTAGCGAATGGGACAGGAATTATTGACGCCGATTATTTTTCCAATCCCGACAACGACGGAAATATAGGCATTTGCCTACAAAATAACAGTGATGAAATCGTGAGCTTTAAAAAAGGTGAACGAATTATGCAAGGCATTTTTGTTAAATATGCTGTATGCGATAACGACGATACAAACGAAGTCCGCAAGGGCGGTTTTGGGTCAACGGGAAAAGAATGACGCCCATATTCGCCCTGTAATCGCCTCAAAATACTTTTAGGACAATTACATATACAAGCAAAAATAAAACGCTGTAACCTAAACAGCGTTCAAGAGAGGGGGTATATCATGGATAAGTTTTTTACTGTTCTAAAAGAAAACGGCTTAATTATGAATTTCGTCTTTTTCTGCGTTTGCTTTTTAATTATCGGCGCAGGATTAGCACAAGTGACGAAGTAAAAAAACACCCTGCTTTTTAGCAGGGTGTTTTTTTAAAGGTTTGTGAGAAGGGGCAGCTTCTGCATATTTAATTATAGCAGGCAGGCGAAAAAAAAAGCAACCGTTGCCGATTGCTAATTTTGCTACAAGTTTCCATAGAGCTGACGCCACATAAATATTATAGCATAAAAAACAGAAAAAGCAAAGCGTTAACTTTGCTTTTGTCTGCTGCTTTTTAACTTGTTTTGCGTCACATGATAAAAAGGCGGATTAATTTTGTACCATATTTATTATAGCGCATATATGGTATAATGTAAACAAAAATAAAAAAGCCCCGCAGGGCTTTTTTACTACCAGCTTTATCGTTGGGGAGATAAAGTTGATATGTACCGTATTTATTTTATCAGATAAAACAGAAAAACGCAAATGTGCGTTGCATTTGCGCTTCTGTGACCCTTTTAGTTACCAACAATCACCGCTGACTGTGAATGTCTAAATTATAGCAGCCGGACGCAAAAAAAGCAACCGTTGCCGATTGCCAATTTTGCAGAGGTTCGTTGAATGAAAAAATATAAGGGCTTACGACTATGCTACGCTAAAATTATAACATAGTTAAATAAAAAATAAAAGGGGGCTTACTCATGGCGCAATTAAGCATTTATAACGGCAGTGTTACATCCGGCGGAACAGACGGAACACTAATCACCACAGGCGATATTTTGAAGTACACAGGGAAAAAGGGCGAGCTTGGAACAATAGTTCCCTATGCGCTGCGTGCTGCTTTAACGACCAATGTTTATAACGTTTCGCTTTCTGTTATCGGCAGTAATCCTGAATGGTTACAGATATCGAAAGACGGTAGCACGTGGGGTCAAAAGTTAGAATTTGCGAATATCGGCGATACAAATACATTATTTTATGTGCGCTCAAATATTCCGGAAGGTACAGAATTCGGACAAACCGTATTAAATAGATTTTTGCTGAAATATGTTGAAACAGTATTAACAGAGGGGTAGGTTTTTTATGGAACTGAATTTATCACCACTAGAAGCAATGATTGTTGCTATCAATAAAAAAGAAGTGCGGGAAAGACCCAGCAACGAGATAAAAAAAGATTTAGAGGAGCTTATAAAAAATGATTATAATAAAATGCGAGGATGAACTGTTGATGTTGAGCGGGAACGCTTATATTAAGGCTATCAAACTAGATGTTCCCGACAATGATAAAAAATTAACAGGCAAGCTAGATATATACTGCCAAGAATTTAGAAAAACGGCGTTAAGTACAACTTATGACAAAAAAGTCGTAGAAAAGCTGTTAAATGAATGTATGACAGCGATAGAAGCAGAAATGTCTTGCGCGCCTGACTGCAACACCAATATATTTATTGATTTAAAAAACATTATTGATTGTGCGATAAAAAAGGTAGAAAGAGGGCTAGAAAATGATTAGATTCTATATAGACGGGACAACAGGGCAAAAAGACGGTACAGAAGTTACATCAATAAATCCTATCACAGCTACAGGGCTTTTCCCGTCGGGTAGCACGGCAGCAAGCAAAAGCGTTAAGGTATATATCAGAGCAGACGCGGGAGAAAGTTATAGACAGGTTTTAGTTGGAGTTAATGCCGATAAATTTACTAAATGCCGTATAACTTCATTCAACAACTCAATTACGCAAACGATAGGTTTAACAGGGGGGAATTTTAAAACCGTATTAAAAACAGTTTCGGATGTCAATCAAGAATTAACCTTTACTTTTTACGCAACAGCAAGTGACGGGGCTACGGTAGATACTTCAATAAAAATTTATGCCTATGTTATAGATTTAATTCATAGTATAGAATAGAAAGGAAGTGTAAAAAATGGCAAATCATTTACACTGGTACACTGGTGGCACTATAGGAGCAGCGGACGGTGAAGAAGTCGACATAAGCAGTCCTTTTAGTTTAGGCACTGTAAATACATTTACAGATATCATCTCGTACCCAACCTCAACAGTAGGTGTTGCGAATTTTTGCCCTTTAATCGGATTCCCGTTATATTTAAGAACAGAGGCAGGCTTTGAAATATCTAGCGGATCATTAACAGCGGGGTATCAGTCCAGGACGATTATTATATCCGCGATAGGAACACAGCAAAGCCAAGTTAGACCAGTATTGTTTCAAGATAAAACAGCACTCTTGCAGGCTTTAGACGGAAGTAATATATACGCTGCGATATCGCCAAACAATCCTCTTGCTATAAATTCTACAAATAAAATAACCTCTGTAAATAGCTGTTTGTTTTTTATTGTAGCAATAAAGCCCGGCGCACAAGTAGGCGATTTATACCCGCAGAATTTATTAAATTTTAGCTTTACTGAAACGGAGTTGACAAGCTAATGTTTAACCGCAGATTATTGATTGCAAATTCGGGGGGACATACCCGCTGTAGTAACTATAAATTTTTATCTGAAATGCCTTGATTATCAGCCGGGTGTTATAGACCTGCCTGTAACCTTTAAGATATCAGATTTTAAAACAGAAGAACAAACTTACTATGCAAAAGTAAATTCTACCGTTGGCGTTCCTGTGAATTTGTATGCGGAAACGGTATATGAAATAACAGTGCAAGATGATAGGTTTTTGCCAATATTAGAAGATACTGTTTTTCATGCGAATGTAGATTACTTAATATCACTTGATTTAATTTAAATATCAAAAGTTAAGGTGTGATAAAATGGATATAGATAGAATTTGCTGCCGCTGCAATAAGCCTTTGCTTACTGGTTACTACTACTTTAATAACAAATTCGGTATATGTATAGATTGCATTACTAAATTATCCGTTTTAGAAATCCGAAACGAAAACCAGTTACATATCAAAGAGGTTGAAGCTGCGCTAAAAAAGGGGAATTGCTAAAATGATACATCAATGTACTTCATGCGGTAAGATAAAGCCTATTGAGTGGGCTTTTGAAATGCCCGCATATCATAAGACTTATTATATATGCAAAGAATGCTTGCCTAAAATATACGAAAGAATGAATAAGAAGTCACAAAAAAACTCTAAAACACAAGAAACCAGTTATTTTAGAAAAAGTTAGGGGGTGTAAACATGGCAGAAGTTGTTGAATTAAAAGCGTTTGTTACTGCAAGCCCAAACGAAGCAGATTTTTCGTCAGCAGCGACTAAAAGAGAATGGGAAGCATATCCGACTATTAAAGGTTATGTTACGTCTAAATCTGATGAAAGCAGCTATATCAAAGGCGAAACAATGCGCGTTGTGGGAGTTAACTTACAATCTATAACGCAGATATACACGTTTGAACCACTTACAGGCTCAATAGATATTGATAATACGTATCAGATTGAAGTGAAAGCTAAAGATAAGCCGAAACCGCCAAAGCCGCCCAATATCCAAGAACCTATTTACGTCACAGGTAAATATGGAATTGAAATGAACCCGTATTTTACGCCCGGCGATATAGGGCGTACGCTATACCTTAATGACAAGTGGGATATATTTAGTGACGCAAGCGGACAGATAGCGTTAGTATCCGGCGCATATGCTATAGCACAGAATGCGGCGAACGCAGTCAGGCTGTTCAAAAACGACGCTTATTTAGCACAAACGCGCGGGATTCCACATTTTGAAATCGAGCTGGGCAAAGCCCCGGCGATTGCCGCCCCTATCCTGCGAACTCGCATACGTGAAACCGTTCTGAATGTAAACGGAGTAACAGGCGCAGAAGTTGACTTAACATTTGATGAAAGCGGGCGTGTCATGGGCGGTGAAGTGCAAGCGACAGTACTGGAAAGCGAAAACGTTCAAATTGACTTTTAAGGAGCGAAAACATGACTTACATTTTTTATCTAATATTAGATATCCTATTTACATTGATATGCTATGTAACTAATCCAGTTGTAATATTATTCTCAAACGAACACGGAGAACTTCCATACTCTCTGCGCTGGTGGCAGACTTACGATAATTGTATCGACATACCGCATACGATTAACAGCGGCGTTCCAAAGCTGTTTAGATATGACTTTGACAAGCATTATAAATACACCCCTGAATTCAAAAATAAATACGTCATGAAGCCGGGATACGTAGAGATATTAGACCCGAATTTTACCGTATGGGAAAAAATTCAGCGTTATTTTTGCCGTAACGTTTGGCTTTATAGAAACACTGCTTATGGCTTTTCTTATGAAGTTTGCGGACGTTACGTATTCGCCGATAAGGTAAAAACATACGTTGACTATAACTATGCTGAAAACGACAAATGCTATATCGCTGTCGTTAACGATAATCGAATATTTTTAAATAAAACATGGAGCATATTTTACACAAAAAAATATTGCAAATGGTTTTATCTGCGAATTTATTTAGGCTGGAAATTCAAGGGGACTGCGGGGCAATCTATGATCGCTTTTCATATCAATCCATTTAGATTAAACGATTAAGGGGGATTAACAATGATAACATTCAACCCGGATACGGGGCTTATATCAAGCGGAACGGCGGCGATACGGGCTAACCTTGTAACTCAATGGCAAAAAGCATTCGCGACAGACCCCGATAAGCCATCGCTTGACACAGCCCCCGAAACACCAGCGGGGCAGCTTATTGACGGACAGGCTGTATTAATTAACAGGAAAGATAGTGAGATTCTTTATCTTGCGAATATGTTCAATCCCAAAACCGCGCTTGGAATATGGCAGGACGCACTAGCAGGCATTTACTTCATTGAACGCCATATAGCCATAGCAACCCTTGTTACGGGCAACATCAAAGGCGCATACGGCACAGTTATACCCTATGGAGCTATAGTCCAAGACAAAAAGGGATACACATATACGAACGTCACAGTAACGACCATAGGAGAGGACGGAACAGCTACAGCTATTTTCCGCTGTAGCCAGCGTGGGGCGATTGAAATAGGCGTAGGGCAGCTTACGAAGATAGTTACCGTTGTTCCAGGCTGGGACAGCATAACAAATCTAGCCGCAGGCGTCACCGGACGAAACAGCGAAACGCAGGCAGAATTTGAACAGCGCAGACGTGCCAGCGTAGCACAGAACGCCCACGGCATAGCGTCGGCTGTTGAGGGCGCACTAGCTAACCTTTCCGACGTCGTAGCCGTGTCGGTGCTAGAGAACCGAGGCGATACGGACAAAGTGCTTTACGGCGTCACACTGCCCCCGCATAGCATTTACTGTAGCGTCTATGGCGGGAACATAGAGAGTATAGCCAAAACGATTCACGAAAAAATTGACGGCGGCTGTGGAATTTCGGGAAACACAAAAATTGCTTATGTAGATGAAAAAGGCAATGAGTTCGTTTACTATATTGAGATACCTACAACAACAACATTCGCCTTGTCAGTGAAAATCCGTCAGACTTCGACGCTTCCAACTAACTATAAAGAACAAATTAAAAAAGTTGTTTTGCAAAACTTCAATGGCGAATTAAATAAATACGGACGTGCGAAAATGGCACAGACGATTTACGCAAGCCGTTTCTACGCCGACATAGTTGACGTCGGAGTAGATAACCTCGAAAACATTGAGATATCATACCCTAGCGGGTCAGAATGGACTGATAGCGTCGACATTCCAGCTAATCAGATACCAGTAATGAGCGAAAGCGATATTAATATTACCGTACTAGATTAAGGGGGCTTAAACATGGACTTTAGAGGGCAAGAAGATGTTCGAGAGTGCGACAATATACGTGTTGAACTACAACCGTATATCCAAAGTCAATACGGTAGCAGCACAACTATTTATCAGATTTTAGATGATTTTCGCGCGAATATCGACCCTAGTAAAGATATGCTAGTTTTTTATGATAACATATTTAATATAGCGACGGCTAATGGCGTCGGGCTTGATACATGGGGCGAAATCCTTGTTATTGGCAGAACGATAACAGACCCTATTAACGGGAAAAAATTCACGTTAGAAGATGATGAATACCGCTCACTGCTTTACTATAAAGCTTTAGCTAATATCACCGACGCAAGCCTTGCGACGCTTAACTATATGTTAAACAAGCTTTTTCCTGAGCTGGGCGGCGTTGTATTCAACGTTATAGATGAAAAACAAAGAGAGGACGGCACATTTTACAACAACTATCCCATGCACGTTCGCTTCGTATTCGCAATGTATTTAACAGATGTGCAGCTTGCCATATTTAGGATAGGCGCGAATTTAATCGTAGGCGCAGGCGTCGGCTGGTCGCTAGTTATGATTGATACCGATAATACGTTTGGTTTTAATGGCAGCTTATTGCAGCCATTCAATAATGGCGTCTTTGACCCGTACCCCCCCAATCTATAGAGTAAAGAAAAAAAGAAAAAAGGAAGTGTTAAAATGGCTATTCCAGTCGTGCAAGAACCATTGTATTTATTTGAACGACCTTTTGCTAATGAAGGAACAAAAAACATAATTCCGGCAACGAATAACGAAGCAACGGGATTAGCGTCACAGACGAACGGCTTTCCGGCTATAACGCAAGTCCCAATTAAGGCAGGCGGCATAGCCCCGACACGGGCAGACTTTAACGGTATTCTTTATATGCTATCTGCGTTCGCATACTGGCAGCAAAGCGGCGGTTTAATGACTTACAAGACGACTTTACAGTATTCTGCAAATTGCCTAGTAAAACACAACAACAAGCTTTATATGTGCATTCTTGCTAACGGCGTAGATACGGCGGCAGGGCTAAAAACTCCGGGCGTTGATACAACATACTGGCAAGAGCTATTGCCATATATAGGCGGTATCACACCTGAACAAGTACAAGATAAAATAGACGTATCCATTGGAGAGATACCCAAACCTGTGGCAACACATTTCGGCAGTTATTCAAGTGTTTCATCAAGTGGCACTGTTACAACAGACGGAATTATAACTGCAAAAAGTTATTCGAATACTGGGATTGGTGGCTTTGTAAACGGTTTAGAAGTAGTGTATACCGCAGGTAGAAGTAAATACGGACAAGGAAATTGTTCAATATCTTTTCCAGTACCAAAAGGTGCTAGCTATTTAGTGAATGGCGCGGAGTATGTGCGCTGGCTACCATTAATAAGCGATTAACAAAGGGGTGAAAAAATGGATATTAACAATATAGTCAACTCGACCCGTATGAGAAATGCGAGGTTACTCGACGATATAAACAGCAAGATATTAAACAGAGAATACTATAAATTTAAATACGTGCCGATTGAGGGCGCACTATCCGGGCTATACTTCCAGCAACAAACAGAGGACGCTATTAATGATATAGGCAACGTGGCATATGCTACAGAAAAAGTTGCAGATGAAGCCCTGCAAGTTGCACAGCAGGCTTATAATATTGCACTAGCTGCACTGGAAACGGCGAACAATGCACTTGCCGCCGCTCAAACGGCGCAACAAACCGCTAATACTGCTTTGGACATTGCAAACAATGCTTTAAGCGTTGGAACTGCAGCAGCTACAGCAGCAGCAGCAGCGCAAAACAGAGCAGATGAAGCATACGATTTAGCCGGAGCTGCGCAAAAAGCCGCCGACGCTGCGCAAAATACTGCTGACGCTGCACAAGAAGCCGCTAACAGCGCAGCTAATGACGCTACAAATGCGTTAACAAAAGCAGAGGACGCATTGAAAAAAATTGAGCAGTTAAGCGTGTTAAACTACTACAACAACTTGACAGAAGCGACAGATGTAAACACATTAGTTGATATTCGTCGCTGGTATTTACAAGCTTCTAATAATCCTAACGCGCCCGAAACAAACTCGGGTTTTTTAAACGTTGATAACGACTATAATGACAGTGTATGTAAACAGCTATGGGTGAGCGAAACGACAGGAGCGATTTATAACCGTTTCGGGCAAATCGTAGAAAATAGTGACCCGGCTACTGTTAGTAGTTGGTCAGAATGGTATAAACTGGCTACAAAAGCAGATATTGACGGAACTACGACAGACTTAACGAAAAAGATAACTACGGTGGCGAATAACCTTGCTACACATGAAGCTGACTTCAATAATCCGCATAAAGTAACAGCGGAACAACTCGGATTAACAACGGTATATCAATATAAAGGCAGCGTTGCGACTTACGCAGATTTACCGACTACTGGGCAGAAAATAGGTGACGTTTATAACGTCGAAACGGCAGACCCCGACCACGGTATTAAAGCAGGGGACAACGTAGCATGGGACGGCGCACAATGGGATATTCTAGGCGGTAACCATGATTTAAGCGGCTATGCGCAGCTCAATGCAGCTAACACCTTTACGGCGGCGAATACGTTCAATTCAAACATAGTTGTTCGCGCTGCTACCGCTGCTGGTAGTGCTGGTATAATTACGCTGGGTGCAAAACTTTCTGGTAAGACTAAAGAGTGTTTAATAAATGCAGCGAGCAACGGTAACCTCATTCTTCAAGCGTCTGAAAACCAGATTGTAGCCCTACAATCCGGGTCGGTGCCGCAATGGTCCGTTGTATCGGATGAAGCAAACACAAAAACTTCTGCATATCTACATTCTAATCTTGCTGCAACTTACACCCCGGCTACTGGTGTGGTATGGAGAGGCAACGCAAACACAGCGACCAAACTTGCCACTGCCCGCACTATCAACGGCGTACCGTTCGACGGAACGAAAGATATTACAATTGAAGCAGGCGGGGGCGGTGATGTTACTGCCGCAGGAGATAACAACTTTACAGGAACGAACACATTTAACAAACCTATAACAGTTAGGGACGGCGCACTTGCGGGCATTGGTGGAACTATCACATTAGGCATGAAGCCTAACAGCGCAACAACGCAAGCAAAGATAAACTCCACTACCACGGGAGCAATGTATTATACAGCTACAGAAGGACTGGCACACTTCTTTAATGTTGGTACAACAGAAGTTGCCAACATTGGCGGCACTGCAACGACGGCTACACTTGACTTTTTAGCTAATAGTATTCTAAAGTATAGCACTTCAAGTGGTTTAAGAGTAGGTGGCGGCGGTACAAGCAAAATCATAGGTTTTTACCCCGAGGCAGCCGATAACACGGCAGGTATGCGGCTTTTAAATCAAGCAGAAGCCATTAGCACTGACTACAGTATATTTTCTTTACAGAATAATTCTGCTATCAACTATACGAAAAATGCAGCCTTGCAAGTTGGAAACTTTAAGATATTAGAAGTTGACAGAAATAACAATAATGTAACTATAAAGGCAGACAGTAATGGGCAGATACTATTCACGCCGAACAACCTAGCCAGCAACACAAGCAGCATTGATAGCAATGGTAACTTTTATATATCACAGGGCTTAACGGTTGGCTCAACGTTAAATACTGGCACGTCTAACGGCGTTATTCGAGCTGGGAACAATGAAAGCTGCCTTTACTTTACGGGAACAGCGGAAAATACTTACTACGCAACGCCGAACACTGGGAATACTATCAGTTATCAATCCGCAGCAAATTGCTATCTGATTAACTGTTCAATCAACAACCCTTCGAGCTTAAATATGAATTTTTCAAACATGAACTTCAAAGCGACCGTAGGAAGTGTGCCTTATATGTGTAAGACGTTAACCTTTTGGTTACCTGTGGGGGCTACTGTTCCGGCGGTAACTTGGACGTTCCCGACGGGTAGCGCAGTCTACTACCCGAAAGGTGTTGCGCCGACATTAACGGCTAACGCGAATAATATCATTAACGTTATAGCCGTAGTCGATGGTACAGGCGGCTTTTCAATTCAGGTATGCGACACAGTAGTCCTGCCGTATAGCGGTTAAGAAAGGGGTTTGAAAATGGACAAAAAAACAGTGTATAGATACAAAGGGACTGACTACACCAGCATTAACGCGTTGCGGCGAGCTATGCCGAATGTATCACTTCCAAACACATTGACAGATGAACAGTGTAGCGCGTTAAATATATTAAAATTAGAATTAAATTACAGTACGGATGAAGCCCGAGCTATACGCATTAGTCAGCTATATCAAGAATATCAGTCCGAATTAGTAGCCCCCACAAAGTACGAAGTCAACGGTAAGACTTACTACATTGACCGGGACACAGACAACATTATTAAATTTAATTCGGCGCATGAAGTTGCAAAAATGAAAGGCGATAACCTTTTTAGGGCGAAAAATGAAGCGGGAGAATATGAGCTAGTAACGTTAACGGTAGGCGACTTTGAAAGTATCTTATTAAAATCAGCCTTGCTGCAACAAGCAGCATACAAACGCTTCAAGCAAGCGCGGGACGCCGTCAACAAATACAAACGTGCAGACAAGATTTTTTCAGTTGAATTTTAAAAAAGTGTGTTATAATTTTAAAAACTTAATTAATCACAGAATAATCGCTACAGTTTACCAAGCTGACAGTCTTTCTGTTTTTGAATTTATTTTTCCTAACTTATAACCAAAAAGCAGAAAAGCAAAAAAGCAGGGCTTTTGCCCTGTTTTTTTATTTTGCAATTTTTCAAAAAATACTTGACAACAGGACAAAGGGGGGGCTACAATATAGACAAGAGGTAAGGAAAAATAAAAAAATAAAGGGGGCAATATAGACTGCGAATATCTTGATATGCGTTACCCGAAAATTGAAGAAGCAGACGAGGACGAAGAATAAAAATGAAAAGTGTTTGTGTTACAAAAGCAAAAGCATACTACATCATAGCAGACGGATACACAGAATGCTATACATTTAACAGCCGTGAAGAAGCTGAAAGTTTCATAGAGCTTTTTAAACCTTTTTACAAAAATAAAACTGTAATGATTCAGGAAGCGAATGTGTTCACAAGTTATATAATGAATGACTATATTATAAAAGAAGGAGAGGAATAAAAAATGCAAAATAGTAACGCTGTTGTAAAAAAGATATACTGCATTGTTATAAATGGCAAGATACAAGAAAAGTTAGATTTTGATAGCATGGAAATAGCAAAAGACTACATAAAACTTTTTAGTTTGAAATACCGCCAAGAAAACACGATTGCTATTCGTGAAATATACCGAATAACTAAAGATATCATTATAAGAGAGGTTTACCAGAATGTGGATTAAAGATAAAGTAAATGACTGTTATAAAATGTCACATAGCCATTTAATCACGATAGAAAAAGTGAACCGACACTACATATTATATTTTCGAGATATAATGATAAAATCTTTTCCGACCTTGACGGCGGCAAAGCAGTACGGGGATTTTTTTCAACTAGATTCACATACCCGGTACGCGATTTATTTAATTCATAATTTCGGAAATTGCACAGGTAACAATTTAGGCTACTACACTGGAACAATAGGACTTCAAGGCGATATATATGTACCGGGACACGTTCCAACAATCAATGGAGAAGTTAAGCTTTATAAAACGTTTGCAAGGGCAAAACAAGGCGCACAGGCGATATATAACAAGTGCGGCTATGTGCAAAAATTTGAAATTCATACAATAGAAATTCGAGGGAACGGCAAAAAGGAAATAGTAGCAGTAAGGGGACTGCCATAAAGGAGTGAATAAACTTATGCGATTAATAGACGCTGATAAGGCGAAAGCTGAATTATTAAGAATAGCCGGAGATATACACGGTTGGGGTGAGTTTTTCGACGGAATTAGAAGCGGTTATCAAAGTGCTGCTGATAGGCTTGATACAATTCCTACAGTAGAAGAACGTGATAAAGGATACTGGATAGACATTAATTTAGATACGAGCATATGCAGCGTTTGCAGAAATCCACAAGAAGATGAAACAAAATACTGCCCGGAGTGCGGGGCTAAAATGGACGGTGATAATAATGGTAAGTAAATATATTCAATATTTTTTAAATGAAAACAATTTAGAATTAGGCGAAGAATTTATGCTCACAAATGAAAACGGCGATATTATACATCAAGACAAAACATTTTTCTTTAACGGTACTCCAACCTCGTCAAGAGATATTTTAATATCTAAAGATGAAGAAAAATTTTGCCCGAATATATTATTAGGCTTGTTAACTGGCTTTTATGGCATAAAAAATAAACCGTGGCAGCCCGAAATAGGCGACTTATATTTTTACGTCGCGGTTGACGAAGGAAAGAATAAAGGTGTTATCCATAGCGAAACATTGTTTAATAAAAATGACATAAAGTTTTTACTTTTAAAAAAAGCGGGAAAATATTATAAATCGTATTTTGAAGCAGAAAAACATTTAAAACAGGACTATGAGTATTTAACAGGAGAATAAACATGAAAAAAATATGAAGTTAAGCTGATTGAAACATATGCTTTTTGCTTTGAAGTCGAAGCAAACAACAGAGTGGAAGCGGAAGAAAAAGCCAAAGAATATGTCGACAAGCATCAAGTTGATAAATTCTTTGAGTGTTCTACCAATAGGGTATTTAAAATTATTACTAAAGTAGAAGGTGACGAAAAATGAACATAAAAGCTTATGTGTGGGACGACAAATATCATGGGGAAAGTCATGTAGTTTGGGCGGCGACCCCGGGAAAAGCTAAAGCGTTGCTTGCTGCCGAACACGATAGAGAATTTACAGAAATGCGGGTTTCTCGCGTTCCGTGGGCTGATAAATATGGAGATAGTAAAAGAATACCAGCAAAAGAACTTTTAAGTCATGGCTGGTGGCTGTATTGTTCAAACTGTGGGACACGTGTTCAGAATGATACAGCAACAGTTTTAAATGAAGTAGAGGTGCTATGTGACGAGTGCGCGAAAGATTGGAGCAAAGAAAAATGAAGATAGAAGATTTGAAAGTAGGCAGAGTATATAGAGCTAAACGCCCTAGAGTTGTACACACATTGGGCGGCAGCTATATCAATGATAGGCAGATACTCTCTATATCGCCATTTGAGGAAAATATTCAGTACGATAGCCCTAAAGTCGGTTTTGGGTCAAAATATCCAGTGATATCTGTTGAAAAATTTCTAAAATGGGCAGCTAAAGATATCACGGATGACTTACCGCCTGACGAATGGGAAGAATACAAGAGGTGTAAAAATGGAAAGTAAATATATGACTTTACGGGTAAAAATATAGGAGTGATAAAATGAGAAAATATATATCAATATTCAACCCAAGCCACGAGAAATTGATAGAATTCATCAACATATACTATGTGCGCCGCGGGTGGAGAATCATAAGCATAGTAAAAGGTAATGGTGATTTTTGGGCAACATTGGAATTGGAAACGGAGAAAAACAATGACTAAAGAAGAACTAATTAACGCTATATCGGGTTTACCTGTTGAAACACAAGTTTATAAAATAGACGACTATGCAGACCTTGACCGCTCGGGCGGCTGCCCTTTGCTTGGCGCTATAGTCGTTAACGAGCCTGACAGTAAACCTGTTATTTATTTGAGGTAAAAAAATGAAAGCAGAACGTATACAGCAGGTTAAAAAAGCTTTTACCCTCTACCGTCGCGGGGGCTATAGTCTTGCTTACAGGTGGAAGTTATATTTTATACGCGACGTTCAAAAGAAAAAACTTCCTAACAATTTTGAAAAATAAGGAAAGAGTTAGAACTATGACAAAAAAGAACGTGAACGACAAATAAAAAAAGCTTATATATTCTACAGGCGTCGAGTTAGAACTTTGCTTGCTACCGGACGCTATCTTTTAACTATAGACTATAGAAAAAAAGGATATAAACAATGAAAAGTGATATAGTATTAAGAATAGAAAAGGCGTTAAAAGAATATACCCCGTCAAAGATTGACGGGGTTAGAATTGCTACAGCACGCGGAATATTAACCGCGTATGAAATAGCCGTTTTAAACGGGTTGAGTGAAGCAGGGAAGGTAGATTGTATAAAAGTTTGTGAAAGCTTTATGCTGCCGCCTATAACCTACGGAATAACTAATCCGGAAGAGCATTATATTACTTGTGAAAAAAAGAACTACAAGGGCGACGTTATAAAGACCTTTAAGGCTTTTGACTTACCTACTGAATTAATCACTCTATGCTTTGAAATAAAAAGCACTGTAAGCGATTTTAAAAGCCCTAACGGGCATAACTTGGTGGGTGATATTAACTACTACGTTATGCCGTCAGACACGTTCAAGCAGCTTGAAAAGCTGGGGCTACTCGACGAAGTGCCGCCACATATCGGCTTTATCACTGCACACGAAGGACGCTACAGTAAATTAAGGCTGATCACAAAAAAAGCAGCAACGAAGGTTACACCTGCTGTTGATAAATATATGCTGGCGTGGTCAGCAGTGAAAGGGCGGTATATTAATAGCAGTGTTAGCAACAAGAAGGTAAATTCAGCGGCGATAGTAGAGTGTAAGGGGTTTAAAGTTAGAGAACGTCAAATTTGAGTTATAAGCCGTTTAATTTATTAACACAAGCAAACATAAGCAACGCAATATAAAAAGCCCCTAGCACGTCGTACAATCGACGCTAGGGGCTTTTTCTTAACCATTATTTACACAATCGGGACACTTGCACACACAACGCCATTCAGTGCCTACCTGCTTTTGCTTAGATATAGTCCAGCCTAAGGACCGGGCTTTGATTTTTGTCTGACCTTTTGTTGAAAAAGGAAACAGCTTCACTGCCCCGCATTTTTCGCAAACGACCCCCGAAACGATACCTTTTAAATTCACTTTTTATACCTGCCTTTCAAAATTTTTTCTCGACATTGCAAACAAACTGTTTGCTGTACTTTGCGGTTAGATATAGCTGCTACAGCTTTGCTTATGCCGACACCGCACATGATACACATATTCCGTGTATCGTCGTCTTTAGGTGGCGGCGTATTTTTGGGCTTAATAGCGGGCGGTGCTTCCTCTGCCCGTTCCCGCTTAACTGGGATGATTTCAGGCAAAGGCTTTTCTTTGCCTTTTTCGACGCTGGCGGCAACTAATGCGCCGACCTGTTGCGCTGCTTCAATTCGTTTCTGTATCTCGTTGCGCTTGCCGTCAGGGTAGGCGAAACGATAGTTACCGTTCCCGTCTTTAATCACAAGAGCTTTAATAATACGCTTTGCTTCGTCGTATTCAATTTCTGAAACGAAGAAAGTAACATCATTGCTTAACGCTACATTTTTCGTTCGATTGTTGATATACGTTTCATATTTTTTTAGTATGAGCTGAATTTTGGGGGAACTGTATAATTCCCGCCCTATACCCCAATTAGTAGCAGCACGTTTAAAGGCGTCGGAAGCGCGCCCCTTATTCGCCGAAACGTTGGATAATTCGCCTACATCTTCTTTCGTTATCCACTCGCCATTATTCGCCTTGATTGATATTCCGCAGATGAAATCATTTCCTTCTGCCCTGTGCGTTCTTTGCCAGCTATCCGCCCCGACGTATCTATCTAAATAATACATATCAACACGAGCGTCTTTATAAAGCAGTAAATCTGCCTTGTAGTATTCAACACGTTCGCCTTGTGCATTCTCGGCATAGCACTTAATGATACGGTTAACGCGTATCTCTATATCTTCTGCGTTCAGTAATGGGAATTTAATCTGCATAGCTTTGCCCTTCTTTCTCATTAGTAATCCTTTAAGTTTGATTAAGCACATATTTAGTTATATTATTTATGTGTAGCGGCTTACTCCTTTTTTACGTCTGTGCGTCTTGTGCAGGCGTTTTTTTATTCGTCAAAATCCACTGTTAAAGCTAGATGTTTTTCAAAAAATAAGTCTTTCAAAATCTCGACTAATGTTTTAACATCCGCCTTTTCTTCTGAATAGCCAACTATGTTGCACAAATCAACATATTCAGTATTGAGCGAGCCGGATTTAACAACTTGCGTAACAAATTGATTTATGTTATCGCAATGATAGACTTGTGACGGCTTTACAGGCGTCAAGTAACCGTCTTTATTCGGCATTAAAGGATTTAATATGACCCTCATTTCAAAATCACCAGCAGCGCAAGAACTGCGCTTATAAAGTAAAGTAAATTCAGTAAGCAATGTCGCTGATTGCTGACCGTGATAAAAAGTAAATTTAATATCTGACTAAATGTGTCGAATACCGCTGTTGCGGCAACAACACCAGTCCCTAACGCCATTAACACAAACCTCATTTGTAGCCCCCCTTTATTCTCATTATAAAGCGAATATAAGAAGGTGTCAAGTGAATTTTGAAAAAAATAAAAAGAAAAAATCCCTAGAATGTATAGCTGCATTCTAGGGATAACCTACTAAGATTTTTTTAATAAATCATACAGAAAGAATACTTGTTTTAAGAAGAAAAAAATTGTTCTTGTGATGTTCTTGCTACTTAATCGACGTTAGAAACTACCGGGAGCGGCTTTTGATTCGTTTGAGAACAGGCATTGCCCCCCTAACGCATTTTGTAATTACATTTAAACTATAAGCTCCATTGCTAAAAAGTCAAGCTAAAAATTTTTACAACTTTTATTTTTACTATATCTTGTGATTTTATAGGCTAATTCCCCTGTTCAAATACTATATATAGTTTATACACAGAGTTATCCACATTATCCACAACTAGACAAATTTATCAAATTCAATTAAAATAAAAAAGCAGCAACTCTGTAAAGAGTTGCTGCCTCATACGCAAACGTAAGAAATTTCGCAATGTCAATAAAAATGTATGCCGACACTAATTATCAACTTATAACCTTATAACCTAAAGCAGGGTAACCGCCTAAACTTATAGCCTATAGAGGTTATGGATACTTTTTCTTACGCCTATATAGAAATTATATCTAAATTTTAAAGTAATGTCAATACAAAAAAGTAAATGCTGACACTAGATTTTAACTAAATATAGAAAAAATTCCTTACCTCTATAGGAATGACACAGAATAACCCCACCTGTGTATAAAAAATGGTTGGTGCTGCAACGAGCCAAGTTTATAAAGTCGTTGCCCCTACTGATTTTCTAATTGCAAAAATCAGTAGCCGCTTTAGCTGTAGTGGGCTTTATGCGGGGGGGAAGTTGGCAGAGGTCAACCTACTCTGGTATGGTGTATATACCTTTAGACAGGCATAGTCTATAAAATATACGGCTGGCGGCAACGGGCGCAGAGTGCGCGGGGGTAAGTCATGGAGCGTGGGACGTTGGGGACGCTATGAAATGGCTAGCAATTCAACTATACAGCGACGGCGGGGACGCAATCGCAAAAACCTCTTTTCAGTAGACAGTAGTAATACTGTGTGCTGTTAGGGGTTTTTCTGCCTACCAGCTTCTAACAGGGACTATATTTTTTATTACCCTATTGACAAGCAGAATAGAGGGGGGCTATAATATAAATAAAGATAGGAGTTGATAATTTGTTTGAGTGGAAAACAATAATTAAAGTTACTGCCGCCGCTGTATTAGTGACTTTTGCGGTTAAATTAAGTGCCGGACTTGCCGAAGTGTTGATAGAATATCCTATATGGCGCGGCTGGTTAGGTGGACTGTAGAATGGCTAACATGATAAAGCAGTATGAAAAAGTTAGGGCTTTCAAGTGTTCTAGCAAAGAGTTTCCCGAGCTGGGAATAGTTATAGCCTTTGCCTACAACTACAGTGAGGCTAGGAATCTAGCTAAAGGAGTATTCAAAGAGGTTAACCCGGCAGTAAGGTATTTAGGCATTAGGGCAAGTATCGTATTAAAAGACGTACCCAAAGAATTGAATAATAAGGTATGCTTTAACGAGAATCACGAAGGGTATGAATTAGTTTCAGAATTTTTGTAAAAAGAAAGGGGTAAAACACTATGCTACAACCTATGGATTATTCAACGAAAGAGGAATTTATTAACGACCAATACGAAAAGTTATCAGAAACAGGGAAAACAAAATTCAGGATGAAAGTTGCAAAAAAAAGCATTGATTTAGATAGAGCTTTATATCTATGGTCATTTTTCGGCTGGTTTGGTTTTCATCAACTTTATTTAAAAAATTATGGCGCGTTTTTCGTTCGCCTTTTTACAATGAGTTGCTTTTTAACTTTATGGTTTAAAGACCGTTTTACCATTAAAGATGACGTAAAAAAATATAATACAGAAGTCGAATTACAAGCGATTTTAGAATTGATTTAGGGGGGATAATATGAACGCGAAAGAAGCAGCTAGGATATTAGCTAAAGAAAACGACAGCGTAGTCGTTGTGGGAATAACACGGGAAGCGTCAGGCGATTTAATCAGCGACGAATGTTTTTTAAATTTAGACGAATTTCATGCAGCCGTAGTGTGCGCGAATTTAGTGGGATACATTTTAAAAATTCAAAAGAGGAAAAACTCTATAGACCACATATTGAAAGGCGTCAAGCAGTTAGTTGATGTGGGTATTCCGTTAGATGAAAAAACAAAAAGGGGGTTATAGCTATGGCAAAGAAAAACGGCAGCTTAAAATTAAAAATTGCAGCTTGTAAAAAATGCAAAAGACAGCCAAAATTAAAACTGGGACGATCCTTTTACTTTAAATGTTACTGCGGACAGTTTATATCAGGCGCATATGGTGACGGAATTCTTGAAACGACTAGAAAATGGAACGAAGCCCAACGCGAGGACAAAAATGTTTGAAAACCAAACCTTAAATAAAAATCGTGTGCTACCGTCTGCTATGATATTAGACAGATTGAGCATAGAATGTATTGCTAAAGCTGCAACGAAAGAAAAAATCATAGAAAGCTGCTGCATTTCTAGCACTAAATTAGTTGAACAGTTAGTAAAAAGCGAGCCGCAATACAGTAAGATTGTAGAAAAAATGGCAGATGTATATATATCATTATCGCAGCTATTGATAGCTTTACCGATACGGGACGACGATTTAAACTCTGCCATAAAACGTAAAATCACAAGAAAATTGAAACATAATCCGACATTAATTAAATTTTGAAAGGCAGGGCAAAAGCCCTGCTTTTTATTTTGTAATTAAAAAAGACTTGACAATAGGACAAAGGGGGGCTATAATATAGACAAGAGGTAAGGAAAAACAAAAATAAAGGAGTGAATACATTGAAAATAGCAAAGATTTTTGCAACTGGCATTAGTGGAGATATAAGGAGTGAATTTACTGTATATAACGTGAAAGACGTAAAAACCATTAAACTAACAGACCAATGTAAATGTTATCAGTTTCTAGGGTGCGAAAAAGGCAAAGCACAAGCCATATATTTACACAAAACATCCGATGTATTCTTTCGATTAATTCCTGATATAGAAGATATAATCACAATCATAGAACAAGAATATTCTGAATTAAGTAAAGCCTATCAAGAAAAAGAAAAAATATATAGTTCTAATCCAAGCATTGAAAATAAATTTGAAGTAGAAAAAGCAGAATCAGCTTATATCACTATTGCATATTTGAAAGACAAATTAATGTTTTAAAAGGGGAAACTAGATGAAAGTACACGAATTAAAAGAAATATTAAATAACTACGACGATACAGCAGACGTATTTTTTTTCACAGGGTACAGCACTATTCCATATTATGAGTTATTAAACCGACAAGAAGTTTTTAATTTAGGAATCTGCACGCAGGGTATTGCTATGGAGATTGAAGCAGCAGAAAGACTGGACACTATAAATAGTTTAATATTAACACCAACAGGTGAAGAATTTAAACAGGCAAAGCTGAATTTAAATCACTGGAAAAACTATGATAATTTATCCCGAGCAGAGTATTTTAATCAAAGTAAAATAAAAGCGTTGGTAGCTCAGGTAGAAAAGGTGAAGAAATGGTAGCGAAAAAGCAATCCACAAAGACAGCACAGCTATACGCCTATTCTCTTGACAGGGAAACATGGCAGGGTGATTTTAACAGCCGTGAGGAAGCAATGCAGGCGGCTATGAACGACGAACACAACAAAGGATGTCTAGTAGTATATACAGGGATTGCAAAGCTGTACACGCCAGCTTTAAAATCAGAAACAGTATTGGATATTCTAAAAATTGAAGCTGACGAGATAGCAGGAATTGCTGCTGCTGATTGGCTAAAATTAGAAGATATATCAGAAGAAGCCTGTTCCGAACTAGAAAAAACATTAACAGCAGCCGTTATGAAGTGGCTTGAAAAACATAGCTTAAAGCCCGATTTTTATGAAAGCATAAGCAGCGTACAGGCGCACGGCATAGACGATTACTTAAAAAAGAAATAAGGGAACACCCCTTGTTTTTAATGTGATATAATATAGTAAAAACAAGGGGTGTATTTTATGTGTACAAATTTATATGAAAGCCTTAAATATATAATTAACAGGTTTGCGAATATTGATGTATGGGCATATGCTATAGCTATATGGGCGCTTGGATATAAGACATTCGGTGAAGGTTTTTGGGGCGTCGTGATATTAGCTTTTGGATTAGTGCTTTATGATACATTTTTAAAAATCGTATGTATCAGCAAAAAATATATACATGAAAATTTGACGCCGGATATACCTATTGAATTTATCTCACTCCGTAAAGCCCTATATTACTGCCTTAAAGCTGAAACGTGGAATAAGACTTATTTAAACAGTGCCGCCCTTTCAAGGATTATAGAAAAATTGCTGGTTTACAATGCTAGTTTAGTCATTGCATTTTATGCTGGGCAAGTAGTTCCGAATATTAAATTATTTTCAACAAATTTAATTTTAAACGACTTTTTGCCGGGTGTTATCACAGTATGTATATTAGTCGTGGAATTATCCAGCATAAACGAGAATCTAATAGAGTTAGGATATAGCAGTATTGCTAATGCAGTAAAAAAGGTTATTGACTATGTTGTTAATAAATTTTTGCCTACCACGAAATAACGTGCTAAAATGGTAAAAAGGAGTGATAAACATGGTGAAAGAAATCCAATTTCAACGTAGCAAACAACGTATTTTTGCTATGGACGAAAATTATAACGTCATTGGTGATTGGGAATGTCGTGACAATTTCGTTCCGGGCTACAACGAAGCAGGCGACCCTCGTGGAAGCTTACCGGACGGCGTTTATACAAACGTAAGCGCAGAAGTTACTAACGGCGCATATGGCGCAGCTTATGGCACATTCTATATCACTACCCACGACCCACGAGCAAGAGATATTCACGGCGGCGGCAGCGGATTGCCTAATCCGTTCGCAGGGCGTCAAGGCTGGATACCGACTTACGGCTGTCTGCGTATGCAGAATATCGACGGCGAAGAATTAAGCAGAATGATTATCGCAGCAGGAAACAACGTTGTTTTAACCGTAGTACCATAAAAAACAATACTTAACATTTACGTCAAAAAGCAGGGCAAATACCCTGCTTTTTTATTTTGCGATTTTTCAAAAAAATACTTGACAACAGGACAAAGGGGGGCTATAATATAGACAAGAGGTAAGGAAAAAATAAAAAATAAAGGGGTTATGAAAAATGCAAAGAATGGTAGAATGCAAGTATTATTTATCAATCAATAACGTAATAGACAGAAGTACCTGTTACGAAACGACAACAGAAGCACGCAGAGCAGCTAAAAGCGTAAAAGACGGAAAAGTTATGATAGTTGTCGAGAAATTCACCCGTGATTTTTTTGAAGCATAAAAACAAATTGAAAAAACAAAAATAAAATCAGAGAGGATAGGCTGCTTATGATTTTTATGGTAAATGATAAAAGAATTGAAATTTATATCCACGAAATTGGGGAAAAAACTAAATTCCCTGTGTTCGTGACATTACCGCCAAGTATCATCAGAAAAGTAACATTCTTAAATAATGAAGAATGCACGACATCAGAATCAAATTTAAAAACAATTCTTATTGTAGCTCAAAAAACATTGAATTTATGGAACGAAAAAGCTGAACAAGAAAGCGAATATCCGAGGTATTTCAAAATTTGCAAAGTGGAGTTATAAAAATGTTTTTAGAAAATGGATTAAAAGGGCTGGTAATAAGTCTTGTTACTGGTATAATTGGAATAGTAATCACGTATTTATTTTGGTGGATTTACCAAAAAATAAAAGGGGGTTAAATATGTGGAACTTAATAAAAGCAGTATTACTAGCCTTATTATTGCTGCCTGTGCCGGGCTTGTGCTGGGCGCAGGAGCAACCTATTACTATTACGCCCGGGCAGGCGGCGAAATGGACAAGCGACTTGCAGCAGCTACAGCAGGAATTAACGCAGCTAGAGAACAGCAGCAACGAGAAATCGCAGAGTTACAGGGACTTGTTATCGCGTTACAATCAAATGTCGGAGATAGTAAGCAAGTTACAGAACAAATTAGAGATAGCCGAACAGAACTCGAAGAACTTAACAGAATCCTTGACAGGGAAAACGCAGCAGTTAACGAGCTTGATATCCGAGAAACAGCAGACAGAGAAGCTATTAGACGAAGCAAACAAATTGTTGACAGCCTACTCAGAGAGCTGCAAGAAAAAACTGACAATCATTAAAAGGCAGCGAAATGCTGCATATGTAGTGGCGGCAGCCGCTTTAACATATAGCATTATAAAAAAATAAAAAAAGGAAGTGCCGAAATGTCAGACAAAATTAAACCGTTAAAAGAAAAAAAATCAACAGTTTCAGAAGAATCACTAAATTTAAAGCCCGAAAAAGAATTAAAGCCGTATTATGTAAAAATCACCGTTGAGCAGCAAAAGCAGTTTGAAACAACAAAAAACGCTATAGCTGAACATAAGCGATACACAGAAGCGACGGTAGACGCCGCCTATGGTTTTGTATTAAAGAATGGGTCAGAAAAATTAACAGCCAGCCCGGAAGCTGCAAAACAAGCGGCTAATTTATTCAAAGACGCTTCACTTTTAATCAGTGAAAGCAATGTATTAGAGTGCCTTAACCAGCATATTATAGGCTTGCTTGAAAATAACAAATTGGATTTAGTTAAATTGGTTGAAAGCCTAGATGATAAAGAATTAAAAATTCTTGCAGGGCTGATTAGTGCGCGCCTGCCTCAAGACACAGCAACATTAAAAGACGGAGAGTAAAATGGGGGGGTTATTGGGCAGAGATAATCCTTTAGGCAGTGCGTTCGAGCTAATCAACAAGCGTATAGAAGAAGAAGCGAAAGCGGAAAAAGCAAAGCAAGATTTGACTTACTGGAATGTAACGAAGAATTGCTTAAATTGCACTAAAAATTTAAAGTGCAATCTACCACGTTCCGCAAGAAATGCGCGTTGTAAGTACTTCGAGCCGTCAGAGTATCACTTGGCAGAAATCCGTAAACACAACTATGAAGTAAGCTTGCGGCGTCGGAAAAAACTTAAATCGTAATACCAAAAAGCAGGGCAAATGTCCTGCTTTTTTATTTTGCAATTTTTCAAAAAAAGACTTGACAACAGAACGAGGGGGGGCTATAATATAGACAAGAGGTAAGGAAAAATAAAAAAATAAAGGGAGCGATACTATGATTAAAGAAGATAGAATTATAACTAGTGACGACAGAAAGAATTGTAGAGATAGCTAAAAACATTTTGGAACATAGCGAAACAGATATTGAATTAGGAAGTTTATGCGCAGAAATCAATAGAGCTGCATACACCTTTTTTATAGAAGAAGAAAAATGGAAGAAGAAAAGAGGAAATACCATGAATAAAAAATCAAAGAAGAAGCGATAAACTACGCACGCCCACATTTGAATAATGAAACAAAAATTGAAGTTTTAACTGTGAAAACAGAAATTATAGTTGAAAAAACGCAGGAAACCATAGAATAACGACGAGGAATATAATGATAACTGCATTTTTAATAGGCACATTATTATTTTTGGCAGCCTTTATGATAAATATTTATATTATTCGCAGATTTTAAGGGAGTGATAAAGTGATTAAATTAAAAAAAGAAAAGAAAAAAGATTTTGTTTGCGACGGGTGTGGAAAAGGTTATATTGGGGCGAGCAGGAACAGCTTTATTATCCGCGTAGCCGGATACGAAACCTATAATATTCAGCTTTGCAATGCTTGTTTATTATCGTTAAAGAAAAAAATCAATAAAGAGGAGAATGAATAATGCAGAATATCAGCATTGAAGCAGCAAAGGCAAAAGGATTTATAAGCGGCTACCGTGTTGGACGAATTATTTTAGCTTGCTCAATTGAACCCTGGAAATATGGAAAGCTGCTTAAAGAACTGCGGGAAGATTGCACGAATATATTTAAATTCCATACCGGACGACGCACACGATATTACTACGACCCCTTCGAGGTATTGGAAAAAATCAAGGGATATAAGCAGTACGGCAACAGGCATTTAAGCAAAGAAAAAATAGATGAATACTGCAATTCGGTAAAAGAAGCTAAAGAAAAGAGTTTAGAAAAATGATTGATTGCCTAAAATGTTACCGCCTGCGCCGCCATAATGATACTGTTTACTGCCCGTTTTTAGACCTAAAAGAATGCGTTAGAGGGGAACATTATATAAACATTGCAAGCCTGCCGTTAAAACCCCAAAAGGAAGAAACTCCCCCCCTGCCGCCGAAAATGGTGAAAGCAATTCCACCGTTTAAACCACACCCAAACAGCCCGCACGATTGGGAAAAGTTTCATAATCAAATTTTTGAAATGAAAAATAACGGCGTCAGCTCATATAAGATTGCTGCCGCATTGGGACTTCCACAAACGTCAGTATTTAACTATATGAAACGATACGAGCAGCCTTGAACGATTTTAAACAACAAGCGCAACACATTACACCTAAAACAAATAAAAAACGCCCATATGGAGATTATGGCGACGGAAAGAGGTTGAAAATGAAATTTGAAGAACTGCACAACGATAAAGAAACAAACGACGAATATTTATTGAACACAGTCAAAGAATCCTTAAACAAAGGCGAATTATGTTTGTTTATGAGCGAAACAGGGACATTTATGTCAACAGGCGAAAATGATGATACAGAAGAAACATTCAGAAAGTTATTATCAGTTTTATTAAGCGGTTTTATCAGTATGCAAAAAGGAACACAATACGATATAGAACAAATTTTGTTGATAGAATTGGAAGCACTAAAAGAAGTCAGGGAAGAACTTTCAGATGTTCATCCAATCGAACATGGGCAGCAAAGAAAGGAGAGTTTGCTAAATTGAAAACGTTAAAGGATGTAAAGCCCGGCGATAAAGTGTTTATTTTAAACTCAAATCGTGGATACTTAAAAGAGCCACAGATAGAAACATTAACCGTTAACAAAGTTGGAATACTTTATATTTATACTGATTATGATGAATACAAAAAATCAAATGGAGAAGCTGTAGAATCATCTTTAGACGTCAAAGCTTTTGCAACGCTGGAAGAAGCCGAAACAGGGCTATTTATGATTAAAGCGCGCAAATATTACCGAAACAGTATAAAAGTAGACGACATTACTTATTCACAAATGAAAGCTATTTTTGATATTTTAGGAATCGACACGGAAGAAGTGATAAAATGATTGAATACGGGCGATTTTTTACTAAACTTTACCGCATTCGACGGGGATATTATCGGCGCAATATCACAATTCGCTTGTCGGTAGGCTATGAATACCGACTAAAGAACAAAGAAATATTTAAAGAGGTTTTTGTATCGTTGCGGGGGCGTAATATCGCCACTTTTAAATTTAGGGAGCAAATAACCTGACAGAAATATTAAACAAGAAAATAACTGCCATTAAACCTAAAAAAATAGAATAACACGAAAGGAAACATAATGAATCCGATACCCAAAACGAAAATCATACGACTTAAAGGGCAGAAGTTAGCAAAGCTAAATGAAAGGATACACCAGCGCGACCAGCATAAATGTATTTACTGCGGTAATCGGGTAGACCCCGGCGAAAAGTTTCATCACGAACATAACGGGATAAAAAGCGACCAAATAGAATACGGTGTACTTCTGTGTATGGACTGCCACACAGAACGACACCACGGCAAAAAGTGCAATGATGTAAAAGAATACTGCCGGAAGTATTTAATAAATCTATATGGCGAATCAATTTACAGTAAATAAAAAAGCAGAGGTTTTAACCTCTGCTTTTTTTGCTTTCTCTATACAATTTAACAAAAGATGGCAGGACTGTTATTTCTTCGTTGACTTCTGTAAGCCGCAGTACAGCAAACGGTGCGCCGTTGGTATAACGCTTATGGATGTTTACAGAAACAATGCGGCTATCTGTATCGAATGCCAAGCCCTCGGCTGCGTCTGTGATATTTTTAAAAAGGTTATCGCAGTCCGGCTTGACTTTTGGAAATTCTGCGCCGACATCAACAGCGGCTTTAAACTTCTTACTTTTTGACGCAGGGACAGGTAAAAAAATATATACCTCACAAAACAAGGCGACATCTTTAAAAAAGATACCTGACTTTTGAACAGCTTGTTTAATACAGTATTCGCATTGCTGGCGATAGTAAATGGAAGCGTTTTTATAGTAGGCGATAGCATGGGGCAACGGAACGCCATTTTTGCCCCGTGTGGCGATTTTGGGTCGGCTTTGAGGAATTGCTTCACCGTCGATAAAAACGGTTAACTGCCGGGCGTCAGGCGCGATATTCAGGGTATATAATGCGTTATCAATATTCATTGTTTAAACCTCTTTACTTTCCAAAAAAGCCTTGCTGGTAGGGTTTATTTCGCATTCTGTCAGCAAAAGCTGTTCCATGCTCACACCGAATAACTGCGCCAGTTTGTAAACATTAAGGGCATTGGTTTTCAAGATAGTGCGGTCAGGTGATGAATTAAAAGCATTAAGCGTTTTAAGAGGGATACCCGTTATCTCTGCCACAAAGCGACGGGACATTTTAAAAATGTTGCGATAATATTCGACTGCGCTTTTTGCGTTTGTTATCAAATCATTTTCGATAAGCAGCGTTTTTTGAGTTATTAAAACTCTATCCATAAAGTTATCGTCAGTCAGCTCAATCCTGCGCCCTTCAACTACAAGAATAATATTATATTCGTTATCGTCAAGAATATTTACTGTAGTCTTATAAGACCAAAAGCCTATTTTTTGAGTTATGAAATTCAAGATACAATCAATAGGAACAAACAACGTATATTCGACTTCATCTACAAAAGTAATAGCCTGCCGCCTATCAGGAAAGTTATAGACTTGATATCTTGGCGAGCCTGTTTCGTAGCTGCTTATGATTACAGTTTTTCCGACGCCATAATCAATTAAATGCGCGATATCGGGCAGATATTCAGGATTGTTATATCCGTAAATAACGTGAGATATAGAAGGATACCCAATAACGACACGCTTACACTCGTATTTGTCGAAAAAGTCAAGAATATTACTACAGGGAAGATTAAAAACCTCAATCAATTCGGCTTCTGTATAGGATTTTTTTGACATACTAGCCCCCCTAATCGTTTTATACCATTGTACCACGTAAGCAGGATAAATTATAGTTTTTTAAAAGATTGTGCTATAATGAAAACAAAAACAAGGGGGCGTAACATGGCTAGTCCAAAACGCAAACGTTCTGCCGTTGTTCGTATAGCTGGTGAAAAACGGGTAGCGAACGACCGTGAAAAAAAGTTTGCAAGAGAATATTTAAAATGCTTTAATTTTTATAAAGCCGCAAAAGCCGCAGGCTTTGCAGAAACAACAGCCCGGCGCACGGCATACATGATTTTTTCCCGCCCGTGGGTGCAGGAGTATGTAGAAGAACTTCGAGCAAAATACGAATTAGACGACATTGCAGAAGTCAAAGAAGTAATCCGCAGCTACACAGACCAAATGCGGGGCAAGGTCAAAGAAACAATAGAATACAAAAAGTACGTTTTAAAAAAGAATCAAGAAACAGGGCAAATGGAAAAGATATATACCGACGGCTATATCATGGAAAACACGCTTATAAAAGCAGGTAGCGAGAATATGGGTAAATATCATAAGTTATTTGGAGAAAACTCTCTAGCTATAGCTTTAGCCCCAACAATCGTCGCTGATGTACCAGCCGAACAGCCAGCAGAAGAAAGTGAATTGCCAACCTACGACGACGCGCTAAAAGCAGCGCAAAACTTTGAAGATTTAGCGAAAAAGATAAATGACCCCGCCAAAGATTAATTTAACTGACTGTATCGGCAAAGCTTTCTACAAAGTTTATCATCAGGTGATGAATCACGAATTTACGCATTATTGGTTTAGCGGCGGGCGTGGTTCGCTAAAGTCGTCGGCTATAAGTATATTTATCATCATGCTTATGCTAATAGACCCGACTATAAATGTTATCGTTTTCCGCAAAGTTGGATTAACGATAAAAACAACAGTTTACGAACAAATAGCATGGGCTATAGAAAAGCTGGGGCTAAATGATTTTTTTATAGCTAGAGTGTCGCCGCCGTCGTTTATCTACAAAAAAACCGGGCAGAAAATATTGTTTTGGGGATTGGACGACCCCACAAAACGCAAGTCCGTAAAAGTAAAAAAAGGTTACTATGCTATCACATGGTTTGAGGAATTAGAAGAATTTTCAGGTATCGAAGAAATAGAAAAGGTATTGCAATCAGTATTGCGTGGCGGTGAGCGTTTTTGGTGTTTTTACTCCTACAATCCGCCTGCGTCTATGCAAAGCTGTGTGAACAACGAAGCACTGAAAGCTCGACCCGATAAACTGTTACACAAAAGCAACTACCTGCAAGCCCCGCCCGAATGGGTAGGGAAACAGTTCCTCTACGAAGCATCAGTTATGGCAGTATATCAGCCCCGCAGGTTTAGACATGAGTATTTAGGTGAAGTCACAGGAACAGGCGGCGAGATATTCACCAACTTAAAACTGCGACCAATCACGAACGAAGAAATATCGCATTTCGATAATATTAAGCGTGGGCTTGATTTAGGCGTATCAATCGACCCTATGGCGTATATGACTATGCACCTAGATACGGCAGCACGCAAGCTATATATATTCAATGAATACTATGCCCGTGGCTGTCCGAGTTGGACGTTAGCAGAACATATAAAAAAGGAAAATCCACGCAACAGGCTTATAGTAAGCGATATCCAGCATGAAACATTAATGAGCCTAAAAAGCTATGGGATTAATGTTATTCCGGCTAAAAAGGGGCAAGGCTCGAGAGAATGGGGCTATAAATACTTAACAGATGATTTGTTAGAAATCGTTATAGACCCTATGCGATGCCCGAATGCAGCACGAGAATTCGCCCAATACGAGCTAAAAAAGGATAGAAACGGTAACTATATCGCAAACTACCCTGACGGCAACGACCATACTATAGACGCCGTTAGATACGCATTAGAAAACTGTCACCCGCCAATGAAAGTAAAACGCAGATAAATAGGGGGAAAAGAAATGAACAACAGCAAAAACGCGCAGAAACGTATCCGACAGAAAGCACTGAACACTGCCCGAAAAAATAGCGGCAACGAAAATCAGGCTTTCAACAACAAAGAACGAATCAGAAAAGACCCGAGATTGAAAGCATTAAACCTTATTAACCCGGTAGAAGGTACGCCAAGAGTGCCGACCCTTGCCGACATTAAAACAATGTACGGTGCGCCAGCTACGCTAGCAGAGGTAGACGCAGATACCAAAAAAGCAAATGACGCTGCTATAGGTCAATGTCATTCATTGCTACATCATGCTATCTCTATAATGGGCATGAGTGCATACCCGCAATTTTTAGGCTACGGTTATTTAACAGGGCTTGCGCAAAACGGGCTTATTCGGGCAGGCTGTGAGATGATTGCTGATGAAATGGTAGAAAAGGGTATAACGCTAACAACAAAGGGCAACAATGACCCTGATACCGATAAACAGGCAAAGCTGGACAGACTTAACGAATTAATAACCAAGATAAACCTGCTGCCGACACTACGCAAAGCGGTAAGTATCAGTAAATACTACGGCGGCAGTTTAGTATACATGGACTTTGACGGAATCGACACCGCCAGTGAAAACCTGCTAAATCCATTAATTTTAACGAAGAACGAATTACGAGGTAAAAAACTGCGGCGTTTGAAAGTTATAGAGCCGTATAACCTTTCCCCCGGTCAATACAACGCAGCAGACCCGCTGCAAGAATATTACTTCAAGCCACGATATTGGTTTGTAATGGGGAAAGCTGTAGACGCAAGCCGCTTCC